GAGGAAATAATCAAATTGAAAACAAGGCAGAGAGATGTCATCATTAACCTACTAAACGGAAAGAAATGAAACCACTACTAACCATCATCGCCCTTGCGCTGTCCATGACCGTGGCGGGGCAGACAAAAGACACAATCACCCTTAAGCATGGAATAACTAATGATCTTGAAAAAGGCCACCCGCCGAAATGGGTCACTCAAGAATTTTATTATTCATACATTGCCTTGTCATTAAATCTCATGCAAGCCTACATCCAGGAGTGTTATGCGGACAGTGTTTTGGTTCCGGAGATGTACACATCTAAGACACGAAAAATAATGGAAATATGGCACTCTACTGGAGATACCACTTATAGTACAATGCGCTATTGGGTACCATGTTATGAACCGGTAACACCTACCTTTGAGGGCTATGTTAAATGGATGGAAAAACTTTTAAAATAAGAGGGGTGAAACGTATAGTCACGATATTTACAATCAATTTGCTATTTGTAGCACTATTATTTGTTCATCCAAAAAGCGAAATATATCATATCTGGAAATTATCGAACAAAGAAATTATCGAACATTATACAAACAATATCGGCGCAGATACCGGTACTTATGTATTTCGTCAAAAAGATGATATTCGACGAACAATAGGTTATCCATTGATCCTAAACTTTTTTTTGCAATTTGATCAATTTATATTCTATATTCTTTTATTTAACTGCCTGATTGGTACGTGGTGTTTTTACGTCATTCACGAACTAATAGGTAAGCGTGTATGGATACTTTTCGTACTTGGATTTCCTACGGCGTACGTCGCACATTTATATACTGATTTGTTATTCGCAACAATTTTTATAACTGCAATATGGCAACTGAAGAAAAAGAAGTTCTGGTTTTCATTGGTACTGATCTCAAGTGCAGCATTAATCCGTCCGTCACTAGCATGGTTCTTCGTCGTAATCCCGGCGGTGATGTATTTCTACGAATACAAACCAAAGATGGTACTTATAGCACTACCCCTTATGTTCTTGGCGACTTGTTTCAATCCTGCAAGAAACTACGTTAATCATAGGCAATGGGTTCATGCCCCGATTATATCTGAACATATCGAATCGGAAACGTATATCGGCGGTGCGGAATCTAAACTAAAATATTTTGCTTATGCGTTTAAAGTTAATTTTCTGTCGGATCATTACAACTATGCTGGTATGATGTTTAACGTCTATAAGCGCGATAATGGCGATAGAAAAGAATCCGACGTAATGAAACTATTTCAAACGATCGGCGTATTGGCAAATCTAATAATTTGGTTTTTATTCGTCGTAAAAATCGTTAATAAAATACGAAACGGGCAGAACAAACTTAACTGGGGTGACGTGATCATACTTCTATATTTCATTGTACCTACTTTATTCGGCGCAGCGGGCGCACGATTGCGACTACCCGTGGAATGGATATTATTAATATAAATTAATCATGAAATTACTATTAATTGTTATGGTTTTTATTTTCTTGGCTATATCTTGTTCAGCCCCTAAAAAAGCTCAATGGGATAGGATTTATTATAATAAGACAATTTATGCGAAACCCCCCCATTAAAATGTTCTTTTTTGGCATTTCCGAGTACTTCTAGTATTATATTTACTTCTAGTAGTAGAATTGCTTCTTATAGTATGTTTAGCTTGCTAGTATCTTAAGTACTATTTATAATAAAAATGAATTACACTGATCTTAAAGTTAAGATTCGAGCAAATCTAGAAGAGGATCAAAGGATCTGTTCTTCGGCCTTTGTAGTGGATAGGAATAGAAGGAAAAATGAACTTTCCTATATTCCCGGTCTTTTTGGAGTAGTGATAGTCACGGATGGAGATCCTCCAGCTAGGTTCTTTGATGTCCATAATTTAGAGGCTTACACCAGAAGGGTAAGATACGATATGGAAAAAGGGTATTCGGTAACTGGAGATCTTCCTTTAGCGCTATTCCACGTCTCTCTCATGGATCGAACAATCATAGAGAGATTACTCGAGAATAGAGAAGGACGTAATATAGGGGATTATCAATAGACCTAGCGTTCTTTATATACCGTGATGATTTCGGATTTTAGGTCTGTAGCCTAGTAGAGATTAACTAGGTCGGGGGTCCAGGAAACTGGGCCCTTTTTTTGTGGGGGGATTAGAGGGTTTAGGGCATATCAGGGATTAAGGATTACGTGTGGGGGTTCTAGGATATTTTTTGCTAGACGTAGGACGAAGAATGCGGGTATGGGTGGGGATTAAGGGGCTTTTGTCAAGTTATTTAACAAGACTCTTAATCACGTGTTGGGGTTTCTGGTATATATTATATAGGCCTGTCACATGATACGTAGGATTCATGGCCTAAAAAGCCTTTAATCACACGTGGGGTTGTGGCTATGGGAAAGGCACTTGGTATCTATGATATAAAAATAAGCAAAAAAAAAACAGGATACAAGTTTTTTAATTTTCTTGTATCCTGTTTTTAAAGTTTTAATATTTAATATTTACTTTTTTAATTTAGTATAATATCAAAAGTAAAAACTAAATATTGTTTACATTCAAAACTTGAATAAAAAATCAAGTCTATCTCAATGAATTTGCAATTTAAAAAGTTCATAATTTTTTATTTTTGCATTTCATTGAATGCAGAGTATGCAGTTTGTAAAAAATCGTACATATCCTTATCAGATTCTTCAGTACGATTTGTAAAAGTTTCTTTGCAGTTATAAATATATCTTTTATTGAATTCTGCGAACTCTTTAAAAGATTTATCTAACCTTGCTGAATTAGTCTGTAAATCTGAAACAAAAGATAGTGCTAAATTTGCTTGCATATCGCGCAATTTACGACGATATTTTTTCATTAACTGCTTTGCACTATCTTTACTCTGTTCTGCTTTTTTTTGCTCTATTTCAGTCCCGAAATCTGAAATAACATTTGCTTCAATCCAGAAACTTTTATTTCCTTTCTTTGCAGTTTTTTTTGCAAATTTCTCTGCATTGATATTTGCAATTTTTTTCTGCATTTCTGCTGAAAGTTTCAAATTTGATTTGTTGCTTTCATTAACTTTTTTTGTTTCCATGTTTAAAAAAATTAAAAAAGATTAGTTTTTACTCTTAATTCTGTAAAGTAAAAAATAGATCAATCGCAAAGATATTTTAGTATTTTTTACTTTCAGCATATCAAAGAACTCATAAATTTAGACTTATTTTTTTTCAGTCTAAATAAGAATATCAGATTTTTTTAGAACATTTGAACAGTATAAAGATACAAAAAAATTTGATATAAAAAAATATTGTCAAGAAAAGTTTAATATTTTTTTATATGTTTTATAACATTTATTTTATTTTTATTTAATCTAAATAAATCTTCACTTCACCCAAAACCTCAAACCTCACCCACAGGGCCAGATGGCGCAATAGCTCGCATTAGCTCGAGGGACCTTTCCTCCTGGGCCATTTAGCCTTGAAGGCCATTTGGCTCCTTTCAATAATCCTGATGGAGGACCTTAAAGCTACCAAAGGCCTGAATTGGCTTAATGGCTCCTTAGCTCGACACCGAGGCCACTGGGCCTTTGACGGCCACGTGGCTCGAAGACTAATCTGATGTAGGTAAGGAATCGTCGTCCACTATTTCGTATCCCCGGCGGGAAAAGTGGTCTTCATGAGGGCCAGAGGGCTTTGTAGCTCCTTGGCTTATAGGCGTATGCGTATCGTCGGAAGGCTCCAGGGCTCTTAGGGCCTCGGTGCCAGATCTCCCTTCACGGACACTCGGATTGTCCCCTATACTATGCCTAATCCAAAGCTCTTTAGCCCTGTCAGAGAAGCTTGATTGGGAACTTGAAACAGGCTTATTAGTATCGGCAGGCGGACTCTGCAAGGCAGGCTGGGAATCAGAGATGAGATCTAAGGCTTTTTGTGGTGTTAGATAGTCCTGTTCGTTATCTTTATTATGTATATTTAGTATATTGACTGTAGAAGAATTAGTATTGAAGAAGGCTTTATAGAGTTCTTGTATAGACTTATTAGATTCGAGCATTAGCTTTAATACTTTGTTTACTTCGGATGAGATAAAGGGTTTGTAGGTCCCAGCTTGAGAGGCCAGAAGAGTTTCGAGCTGGCTTTGAATGAGTCCTCTGTCTGAGAGTGAAAAAGAGGTGGATAATGTTAATAGTGTTTTAGCTGTTTCGTTTAAAGCTTCCGGGTCAGCAAGATTACCCATTGATGTTCCTATATTAGATATTGCATTAGTTACTTTGTTTTGGGGTAGGTTGAGCTTTTGGGCTAGGTCTGGGATAGATACAGATTTACCTTGATATCGAAATCCGTTGATAGCGTAGTAAGTTACTATATGTTGGATTAAGAGATCTAGAGCTTCGTCTGTATTTAGCTTTTGATATTCTAAAGCTAACATGGTTGTTCCTTTTGGTCTGGGTATTCTCTGCATGATATTTTCTTTGTTTGGGGGGGTGGGATATAGGATTAGAAATTCTGGTATTGTGGAGAAAAATCTTTTGGATAGCCCTACAGGACAGCCAGGGGGTTTACTTCCCTGGCTGCTAGTTGTTTGAAGTTAATTTTAGATAGTAATTCTTTAGGTACTTTTTTGGGGCACTAGCCCTCTTCATAGTACCCTCTATAGTTAATTTGAAAGAAATAACGATCTTGGAGCGTGGGGTATAATTTAATGTCTAGGATTGTTAGCCCAGCAAGCACTTCTTCGAGTGCGTGAATAGCATTATCGATTTCCCTTTGGATATCTTCGACATCATGGGGATCTGAAATATAAGCTCTCATGATTAGTTATTTTGGATGTGACGGATTTTGAATTTCTTGATAAAGCCGGATCCATCAAGCATGGAAATAGCTTCCTTAGAGAATACTTTTTTAGCTCTTTCCCTGGCATTATTCCAGGATTCAATAAAAGAGTAAGGACCTACATTTTGTTCCATAAAGGTTTTAAGGTCCTCGAATTCTTGGTCAAGAATTGTTTTCATGATTTTGTATATTTAAGGGTTGTGATCTTAGATACTATTTTAGCTTGTTTTTCAGGATTACCTTCGAATCGGAAATACTGTCGCTCCAGAGATTTAATCTGTTTGGCTTTGGATTTTTCTTTCATATGTTTTAAGGATTTTGGCTAGGATGCCATTTAATTGATTTAATTTCTCAGTAATTTCATGTTTTAACTTGGGGCAGGAAGTAAGTTTTTTATCCTGTTCCATCCGGGATTGATAAATACATAACCCAGTTTTAATGATCCTGAGTTCTTCTCGGTTAAGAGGAATATGAAAGGTTTTCATGATAAAGAAATTACATCGTAAGACAATTGTCCCTCAGGGTCAGTGATTAGCTCATTATGTTTAGAGAGCCAGAGCTTAAGATCAGATACAAATATTTTGTCGTTTGTTTCTATTTGATATTCATGGATCTCTTCAAAGAAAGAATTTGGGTTTTTATCAAAGAGCTCAGTAAACATTGATATAAGAGATTCAGAATAGGATTCTTCTGCCTGTTTTGGAGTAATAATTCCGTTTTCTTTAAGAATACTCAAAGTTACAGCAACTCCAGCAAGGTTACAAATAATATAAAGAATTCGTGGATTCATAATTAATGAGTTTAAATGATTCCATCAAGGTCCTCGGGATCAGCAGATTTTAGAGTTTGATATTCTGCCTGTGAAAGGATTATGGGTTCTCCATCAGGATAATATGCAGCTTTAACCCATGGTTTACCTAGGTCGAAGTCCACGATAAATATAAGAGCTCCCTTATAAGTAAAGAGTTCTTGTCCGTGAAATTGGTGATTATAAGCCATTGATTTTGAGTTTACGTGGAGGAGGTGTGTAATTCTTTTGTTTTTTACGGAGTTTGTAGAGAGCTGTGAGAGATTTTTTGATTTGGGACCTCATTTGAGGATTTTTTGTCTCAGATAAAGATTTTTCTAAAGTCATTATTTGAGATTTGACTTTTTCCGGACTTGTGTGAATTGTCATTTCTTTTGTTTTCATGGGTATCTTGTATTAAATTGTTTTTGTGTTACTTCTTCCGGTTCGAGATAAAGATTAAAAGCAACCTCAGAAACATAAGGTTGATTTTTTGGATTTTTAACTGAATCATCCCAAACGATTTGTATAAGCATAAAAAATGCCAGGATCATAAGTAAGATTGTAATTCTTGGTTTCATGATATTGGGATTTTTAGGTGTCATAGTTAGCCCATTCAGAAAGATCCACCCCGTATAAATGATTAATGTATGCAAGATGGATTCCAATTAGAAAGTTATCAGATTGAGCCATCTGATTAAGAATTGGTCCATAAGTAGGAAGTGAAATAGGATTTTCAATGGATTCATCCAGTAAAGGGGAAAATTCTGCAGACCAAAGATCCCAAGCAAGGTTCTTAGTATAATGAGTATAATCTTCGATTGTACATTTCCCTGATGAAAGCATTGTTTCAAATGGGGCAAGCATTTCGTCATCTTCTAGCCAAGATTTTTGTTCATTGTCAATGGAATCAGAAAGAATTTCCCAGAGCATATGTTCAACCTCGTCTTGGGTTAAAGCACGGGAATATTTGATTCCGAGCATTATTTCGAATCCCTTAAGACCCAAGACCTCGATAAGGTCAGTTGCCCAATTGTATGTATCCTCGATTGATTTATATTGGCAAGAGCCAAGAATTGGGGATACTGTAAAGTTTTCGATCTCTTTTTCATAAGCATCAAAGATTAGATCGACTTTGTTTTTTTCTCTTGTTTTCATGATTTAATTGGTTTTTATGATACAATGATTAACCTGATTAACCAAAGAGGGACCCAAGATTTATATTGGGGTTGAGGAAGATGATATCCGATATGGATTAAGTTTCCGATTCCATATCTTTCGTCAAGATATTTGGCATCCGTTTCTGCCTTAGGCAAAGATTCAAAATTAGTTTTGAATCTAATGAAATAATGTGGTGTTTTCATGATGGGTTAGATTTAATGGATGAATATGTTTCCAAGTCTGATAATGTCCCGTCTAATAAATGTAGCAGGAATTCTTGTATAGGGTGCGAATGAAGGGAAATTATGTTTTCCCTAGTGACTTCTGATTTGAATATGTTAATAATAGTCCGTTTTTTCCAGGGATCGACATTGTATTGGGCAAGTAATTTAATAAGGCGGTTTAATTGATTGAGCAGCAATTGGTCTTCCCAATGGTGAAGCCCTTTTCCGGTTTTTGCAATTTTAATGCAATTAATATTTTGCGGCCTTTGCATAATTATATAATTTAAATATAATGCAATTTAATAAATATATAACCCTGATGCAACTAAGCCGGAACTTATTTTAATCCATTTTTTAAAGCCATGTTAACTCCATCAATGCAAACTTTTAGGAACCAATTTATCTCTTTCTATTCTCATAAATATCCAAATCCAACCTTTATCCTTTAATATCGTTAGCTCGAGGATTGAATATAAATCTTAAACTTTTTCCATCCCCGGATGCAGTAACCTTAGAACAATTATTCCAAAGCCATAACACCCGAAGATTAGAATTTTCTTTCATATGATTATGAATATCTTGAGTCATATAATTAATATCATTCCAACCATCATCCATCAAAATAGAAAAATCTAATTGATCTTCAGATAAAGCCATTCCTACAACAGATACTCCTTTTTGGACAAATAACTGAAATAACTCTGCTAATAATGCAGTTCTCAAATCCATAAGTTGAAAATCTATATCCATCATTCCCACTTTTACCTCGTTATGAATCTCTATTAGCGCTTTAGAAATGTCCTTAAGTAAATGCCTATTCAAACTTTCCAAAGCTTCACCAATGATAGGATCTATTACCTCATTTACCATTCTTTTAATTTCTTTTACGTCTGTTGTTGCCATGGGTATAACTTTTAGGTTGTTTTCTTTCTATTCTAGAACACAATTATCTATTTATAAGTAACTAGTTCATTTTACTATCAAAATGCACTAGCAACTTAATTTGCAAACCTTTCAACAATTGCTATAATCAGAGTACCAATCATAATAATCAGGATAAAAGCAATACCACATCCAAAAGCCCGATCATTGGTTTTAGGATTTTCTCCTCTAATTTCATTCCAGGCATCCATTCTATGATTGTAATTCTGAGCTTTTCTCATCTCAGTCTCATGAAGATAATCTTCATCTGTTTTCATGGCTTTTAATTTTAATACCTGTCCATGTTAATTTATCAAAAGTTCTTGACCAGACAAATTCATTTGCCTGCTCAGAAGAGAGCATAGGAATTATTTCCCCATTCCCAATCACATACCATTCATTTTGGTATCTTAATACCCGGTATGGACCATGAACGTTAAATTTTTCCTGAAGAATCATTTTTTATGTTTTTTAAGATACTGATCCTTTACATATTCTTTTCTCTTATCTTTAGGAATACCATATTTCTCACACTCAGCAAAATATTCATATAGCTCGTCAATGAGAGGATCCAAAGATCTATATTTTTCCAAAGTCTTTTCTTTTGCCTGCTTTTTAACCCTTTCATTCATATAATCTACTAGTCTTAAAGCAGTAGTTTCCGTAGGTTCTCCATTATTCCAAGTATATTTACCTCTATTGATTTCAGTAATTATACCCAGTTCTTTCATAGCAGCACTCAACGCAGCGTTAGCCCCATGAGCATTAATGTAAGCGCTTGCATTTTTAAACCACCCCTCATGTTGTACATCTTTATACATTTCAGATATACAATCAAATACCTTTTGTGTTGACTTTTTCATAAGGCTTTAAAGTTAAAAAAGGGGAACCCGGGACCACCCGAAGTTCCCCCCCCAATCATGGAAACAAAAGATAGTTCTCTCCATTGGAATCGAACCATGGAGAGAGCAGGTTTAAACCTGTGAGAGATGTTGAGCCTTGAAAGCATCCAGTTCCACCTTTTTGGTGGTCTTTTCCTCCCCCTTCAGTTTATTCAGTTCGCGTTGCATCTTATAGATGGTATTACGAACCTTCTGACGATAGGCTTTCCTTTTCAGGGTGTCGGTCATCCCTTTGGGATACTGGTATTTAAGTTCCCTTCGGGTCACTACCTTCTGAACGGTAGCAGCTTTGTTTGCTTCTGTGATTTTCTGCCTTTTTGTAATAGGCTTTTTCACAGTTTTCTTTGTAGTCGTCATGTCAATCGGTTTTTAGATTACCATTATAATATAATATAAATATATGCAATTATTGTCCTGTATGCAACCAAACCCGAAATTATTTTAAATGTTCCCCCGTAGGCATATTTCTACCATCATGATATCCCCGGCGAAGAGCTTCTTCGTTTGATAAAGATCTCTTTTTTCCCTTAGAAGTAAGATTAGGAAATATTCGACCTAATGCCTCTCGAAGTTGCTTATCATTTTGAACAACTAAGGTATTTACCTGGGTATTTTCTCTTTTTTCCCTTTCCCTTGCCTCTTCAAGCTGATGTTTTAACCCTTGTACCGCTCCCATGAAATAAGCCCGTTTCCAAGCATTACGGTTTTTATACCGAAGATGTCCTTCAGATTTCCAGGCTTCTTTCTCAAATGTACGAACCCTTTCCTCCATTCTTAAACTTAATTTCCTTACTACCCCTACATTGGTTTTAGTCCCAACTATTACTCCATAGTTTACAATTCCCTGGTTTAAAATATATCGTTGAACAATTACCAAATGACAATAATTTATCCGGGAAAGAGCATTATACAAAGCAAAAATCCATTCCCCCTCATTCTTCTTTTTCTGGATGTCTGTAAAATCAAATTTCTTGATATCAAATCCATTCTTAGTAGAATGAAGGTTTACATCTGCCATACCCAAATTATATTTGGTTAGCAAACGTTGAACCTTTTCAGCAGCATTGTTAGCTTCCTCCAAAGATCCAATTTTCTCAGCTCCCGATTGAAGGTCAAGGAGTTTTTGAATTTTTTCGAGTACATTTTCAGGTGCCATGGTGTGAGTTTTGCATAATTAATAATTAATATAATGCAAATATAAAAACCCTGATGTCCCAGTGCAACAAAACCAGTACTTTTTAGGACTTAGTTATTTCTTTATATTCTAATTTTCTTTGTTCATTATGTAACCATAAACATACCTTATTAGAAGCTTCTTTCCAATCGTTTACATTATACCAAAAAAGACCAGAACCCGCATATACTATTATTTCTTCCTTTCTCCCCATAAGTTCACCCCATTTAGTCGGACGATAAATAGCTTTAACTTCAAATTCGAAAATAGTTATTTCATCCCTAATTCTTCTAAAGTCCACAAATTCTGGTTCCCCATAATATTCCTGACCTTTTACAAAAGTAAGTATTATGAAAAATATAACTCCTGCAAAACACAAATAACCCCAAAATGTAATTTCAACTGTTTCCATCATTTTATTTCATCTTCAAGTTCATCATCTAAATCATATTCCTCACCCCAATAAGTACTTTCAAGATACCCATCAATATGATCCTCAAGGTATTCCTGAATTTCATCCTTATCTAAATAGGGCTTATGGGTTCTTTCTACCCCCTTAGCTCGAGGATTACCTCGATAGAGATTCATCCATTCTTCTTCATCGAAATCATAGTACCAACCGCCAGTATTATCTGGTGGCGGGGGAATCATAGAGGGTTCAATATCAGGAGATTTATCCCTATCCATGAAAGCGATGAGAAAACCTAATAGGATTCCTATTAATACAATTATAATAAGATCCCTATTAACTTCTCGATTTGTCTTCATCAGTAAGAAAGTAAGAAATCGAGAACCTCCTGATCCATCCTCTCCTTCTTATTTTCTTTTGCCTTCAACCCCTCATTATGATTGAGTTGATAATTGAAAGCATTATATACCAACCAATCATTTATCTCATTCAAATTCAATAGGTTTCTTTCTTCCTCTACCCGATAAAGAACATCCTCCTGAAGAGAAGATGGGAATCCCGTTTCTTCGATTACTTCCTCAATTCGAGAAGTTGCATCTCTAACTGAAGAATCCGCAAGTTCTTGGTAAACATCAGTATGTTTCGATAAATCTGCTAAAAATTTCGAAGTTAACTGCATTACCTTTTCAAAAGAAACTTCCTCCCCAATAGCTGGAGTATGGGTTTTAGAAATTCTTGTTTTTTTCTCCCATACTCCTAATCCATTACTGCAAATTTGTCTCCAAAGTCCTTCGATATATTGATATCGATAAGACCCATCATAAGAATTAATTACTCGAATTTTAGGAAAAACATTATCACCTTTTATAATTTGGATAGCTTTATCCATAATTACAAAATCGATAAAAAATCTTGCCCAATCTCTAATTTTCGAAGAAACTTCTATTTGATAATACTTAGAGATTTCATCCAAGAACAGAGGAATAATTTGATCATTTGGGACCAAATGATATATTTCAGAACAGTAATTTACTATTCTAGAAGTACCATCTGGTTTCGTTATCTGTACCGCATATTGCAGTCCAGAAGGCAATTCCACACCATCTTCTAAAGATGGATTCGGAATCTTTTGCACCGGAAAATACAAGTCATTCAGTTTCATAGTACCGATAATTATTGATTAATAATCTGTTACATTATTTAATAGTATTAGTGTCATTAAGGATTTCTTCAATCTTTCTAGAATGATAATCTTCGGGATAAATATAAAATACCATATCTCTCCCATGTGTCCAATATTGGGGACCAGAGAATTTTTCAGATTTTTCGGGAGCTTTAACTTTTAATGTAAACACTCCGACCATCAAAATAATAAAAGCAATTTTCTTCATATATCTACTCTTCTATAATTAATGTCCTTATTATTTCGAATATTCTTAAAAAAGAACTTACCTTTACTTTCTGCCGACATGAATTGGTCATAAATACTTTTCTTAATAGGCCAATAATCATATAGACTCCCATTCTGAAACTTAATTTGCAATGTAAGCGTGGGCATATCATACCCAATCTCTACAATATTCGTTGATTCAACTTTTGATCTTTTCATGATCGAAATATATGAATTTGTTTCCAAATAAATAGCTTTTGCATGAGGTTAGCATATGCCTTAGGATATTTATTCTCCAACTGATTACGGTAAAGAAACATAATGTATTCAAATATCTCAATATCTACAATATCAAGGATCTCAAATAATTTATTAGGACTCATTTGAATAATCTGAAATCTATCATAAGTTTCAATTACTTCTCTATCAAAATCTAATTTATCTAATCCCACATCAGCGAGAATTTTATTATAATGTTCCCCATTATCTAATATCCCCAAATCATCCATCCTAAGAAGATCTTCAAGTGATGCAAATTGAGCAGAGCATACCTTTTCGACAATGGTACATTGAGCAGATGTTAGTTCCATATATAATTATAATTAATGCAAATTAATAATAATATATCCTAATTGCAACTAATCCTGATCTTTTTTATGGGGATTTGGATTAGCCAAATTTGGGACATTCTTTACCCATTTCATCCATCGATCAAAGAATTTTGAAATTTGTTTTTCAGGATTATTTTCATAAGATCTAAGCTCGATACGGAATTTCTCACGTTCTTCAGGAGTCATATACTCAGGAAATTTAAGTATATCTGTTCTCTTCACAACCTCCTTAGGATTAGAGGGAATTGAGATTTTAATGGTTTTAAGGTATTCTCCATTCAAATAAATAACTACCCTTTCATCTGGTTCATCCATCAATTTAATCCCAAAAACCAACATGGGATCATATTTATCTGATTTAGGGTTCTTAGCTCGTCGAATTTCTCTAATCATCCATTCATATTTGTCCTGATGACGATCTTTGATATTTAATTCTGGTAAATTTACCATCTGAAGAAAATCCCAAGTCCTGAAAACAAATCCAAGTTTTCTCAATTCCTTAATCAAAATGTCTTGGTCCAGATTCTCAATTTTTAAAATGCCTTCAAGTAGATTTTCTCGATATTGAGGGTCATTAGGAATAATTTGAGACTTCTTAATCTTTTTGGGAACTTCCAAAGATAAGTTACCCACTAATTTATCCATATAAATCTTGGATTTATCCACATCATCCGGAGTTTCAAGAGTAAATTCAATTCTAAAAAGTCCTTTATGAACTTCTTTTGGACCTTTACTAAATTCCGGATCTTGAGAAACGGTTCGATCATCCATTAATCTCCCTTCCTCATCAAATAATTGTATTCTAAGTTTTTTTTCCATGGTCCCTATGTTTTTAAATGTATAAAACAAAGAGACCCCAGAATGGGACTGGGGTCTCTATTAGAGAAATGAAGATCAGTCTTCATCTTCAGCGGCGACCTTTTTCTTGAGGGGTTTTTTCTTGGGAGCAGCCTTTTCAGTTTTTTCCTCAGTTTTTTCCTCAGTTTCTCCCTTCTCGGATTTCTTTGCCTCCCGACGCATTTTTGCCCGATATTTTTTCTTGTCTGCATCAGTGATGCAATCAGCCGGGTAATCATACTTGGTCTGCCGTTCTTTCCGGGGTTTCAATTCTTTCGCTGCTGCTTTTGCTTCTTCCACTTTTTCCCTCAAATCTTCCTGAGCTTTCTCGAGCTTTTCAAGCTGAGCCGCAACTTTTGCGTCCTCGGGAGTTTTTCCCTTTTTGACTTTGTTTTCCTGTTTAAACTCGCGGAGCTCTGATCTTTTCTCCTTAAGTTCCTCCCTGAGGGTACTTACCTGCTCAAGGGCTTCGTCATAATTCTTAACTTTTGCCATTTCATTTTGGTTTTAATTAAACAATAAACTGAACTTCCTATTTAAGATTAATAGTAGTTTTCCCAAATCTAGTACTTTCAACTAGTGATAATTAACATACCGGGTCTAATGAACTTAACTATGTAATGATCAACGTTTTTTATGTGCAATTTAACTAATGCACTAACTTCTTCCTCACTCACATTCACAAAATAAAGATTAAATCTTTCCTGTACCATCACATTAGGATTCTTGACATGGGGTCTAGATCTTTTTCCTTGTATATGGCATATATTGCCAGAAGTCCCAATGTTTAACATTTTCCTATAAATATCTTTCCCATAACTTATAAGGTTATTCTTTCTCTTCAGATATATTTCCCCTTTCTTTTGGTCTTGGTATTCCAATTCCAATTCTTCGAGTCTCTGACGAGTTCGATTGTATTTTTCCAAAAAATCTTTATACCGGTTCATAGTACCATTCTTTTATGAAAGAAATATTCACTGATGGCATGGTAATATTCAGGTTTATCAGTAAGGTAATCTTTATAATCTAATTTAAACTGGACTTTGATGTGATCTTCTAACCAAATCTCATGTTTCCTATCAGTTTCTAGTTTTTTACTTATTACAAAATATGTTGTATCTTCCAATAAGTCAACTTGTTTGCTAGCATATGATCTAACGTTCTTGTATCCTGCCCTTTTAGATACTTCTTTCTTATTATTACAAATCCAAATATAATATCCGTGGTATGTCCTGAAGAAATGATCTAAAAGTTTTTTACACAAGAAAACATAATGAGGTTCTCCAATTATCCAAAGTGCTTTAATTGCTATAAATTTTTCTCTATCAAGAACCATTCTCCACATAAGTTTAACTTTACATAACTTGGCAATTATATATAATATATTATAATGTTTATTTTTTGATAGCTCTTTATTTAAAGGCAACCGATATTCCTTATGAATAATGTGAAGTTCATAGGGAATTGGTTGAGTATTAATTTCGTCAACAAATCTGGAAACCCCCCGAGAAAATTTTTCGAGGGGTCTCCCATTATAGTCAATGGGTTTTAAATGTCGCATATATTTTTTAATTTGCATAATGCAAATATAAATACCACATCATCCATTTGCAATAAAACCCGAATTTATTTTTTTTTCAGGTTTGAATAGTGTCCATGTTACGTCCTTTTGAACGTCGATGTTGTTCTTGTCTGAGTCTATCAATTAATATTCCCAGCTCATTATCATCCAAATCAATAACATAGGCAAGGATCCGATTCACCTTGCCCATGTCAAATTTTTCTCCCGAATCGGCCTTCATTACTTTTTCTTCTTAGAAGGTTTTTTAGGGGGCGTGATCCCAAGTTCTTTAGCGATAGCTCGACGAAGATCATCCTCTTCATCATCATCATAATCAGTAGGATTAGTGTTGAGTTCTTCTTCCTCACAAACTTGGGAGAGTTCTTCGGAATCCATCTTTTCAAGATCCTCCCAAGTATATGAATCATCTTCTTCTCCTTCTTCCTCCTCATCTTCTTCTCCTTCTTCCTCTTCTTCAGAATCAACTGAGATTCCTAATTCTTCAGCAATATCCTCTCGAAGATCATCTTCCTCATCCTCATCATAACTCTTTACATCAACATCAAGATCATATTCCTTACAGAATTTTTTGAGGGCTTCGTAATCCATCCCTTGAAGATCGGCCCAAGTATAATCTTCTCCTTCTTCCTCTTCTCCTTCTTCCTCTTCGGATTCTTCCTCTTTGGGTTCTTCTTTGAGCTTAGATTCCTTTTTAGATTTGGGTTTAGATTCTTTCTTAGGCTCTTCTTCTTCAAGAAATTCCTTTAATTCTTCATCCAACCCATCCGGAGTAACTACCTGAAGAAAGGCAATTTCTCCATCATCAAATTTGGCCAAGACATAGCCTTGTCCCAATTCTACAGTTTTAACGATCGTTTTTCCTTCCATACCTTTGGTTTTAATTAAGTATTTATATTATATAGTACTTAGGTTATTCTAGTGGGTCACTTCCTCTTGTCAAACCCTGCCACAAATGCCTCTGTATATCCCGGAATCCCTATCATGGCCTGTAAATCATAAATGTAATATTTAAATTTTTTCTTTTCACTAAACTCATGCCAACAACGTTCGGGAAATACATAAATTTGTCCAAGATATATAGATCTAATATAATGACCTTCAGGATCTGGATTAACCTCAAAAATAGGTTTAAACCCCCTTGCTAAAAATTCTGCCTCTACGTATTGAAGTCTAGGACCATATACACCATCGGGTTTTAACCATTTATCTATCCACATAGGATACATCTCATTCAAAATCTCAGCAACTTCATCTGAATAATAAGGTCCTAAATCATAATGTTTTTCTAAACATCTCACAATATTAGAAAGAATTTCCACTGCTATCATATCATAACCAAATTTTTCCTTCCATCTAGTAAAACCCCTTACTGGTTGGGAATAAGTCCAATGATTATTTCTAAACCCATTTAACCTTTTCATGAATAACATAGGTTTATCCTCAATAATCTCTCTGATCACTTTTTTACTCACTTTCGGTCGTTCTCTGTTAGTCCTCATCCTTCTTCTTTCATTATTTCTAAACAATTGTCTTTGATACTGGGTTTTACAATCAGGAGGATATTTAAATTTGGGATTTCTAGCTAAACCTCTACTATTCTTTTGTGATTTAAATTTATAAAGTCCTCTATTAAAAGCTTTTTTCCAATTTACTATTTCAAACCCACGTCCAAGATATGTTTCTTTAAAGTCCCAAGCCTGTTCTTTAGTATCAAAATGTTTTTGTATAATTTCAGGTCTATGCCAATTCCTAAAATCCACAATATACCATTTCCACTTTTTAATCTTAAAATACTCACGGATATAAAAAGGTAATGTACTATGTGGCATTATAATTTCTTAGCTTTATTATACCATATCCCAACCGATTTCTCTGAAGCGTCTGGGAATACTTCAATAACTTTTTCTATTACTTCCTGTTTAGTTAATCCCTCTTTTTGTAACTTAAAAGTCAAAGCCTTCTTAGTCCCAGAAAATATTCCTTGTTCAGTTCTTTCTCTACGTTTTTTCTTTTTCTTTACAATAGTTCTAACCCTTTTTCTTTTAATTACATTTCCCTCTTCATCTCTTTCTGCAATATACCCCAACCGAAGTTGTGGATGAATAACATCATTAGGGTCCTGTCCTTTTGCCTCCATTGCTTCTTTAATCAAATTCTCTTGATAATCATCAAAAGAATCCAAAAGCTCGTAATGAATAGTATCGATGAAATGATTTCTTAACCAATTAGTTAATTCTACTATTGAGCCCCCTAATACTCTGTCAAATTCCATTCCCCGAATTACACATTCCCTTTTAAGGCTCTTATACTTTAAATTCCCAATAAACTTATCAGCATCGGGAATTTCCCTTTCGAATTTACGTTTCTTTCTACTCATCACAATAAGATAAAAGTGTAGCAATTAAATGATTATAATCTCCACTCATACACTCATTAAGAACTTCATCAATTTCTTCTTTAGTCCAACCTTCTTTTTGAGCTTGCTTTCTAAATTGCCCCATAAGATTAAAGGCATTACCATTTAAACCCACTAAACTAAGATTAACTCTTTTCATAATCATATAATTTTAAAGGTTTCAGTTTTATTATCTGGCCAAAAATATTTCCCCCCATTGAATCCTATATCCTCTGGGAATAATGGTTCATAAAATACCTGATTTTTCTCTATTAATCGCGCCCTTATAGCACGATGGAAATTTTCATCCCCTAACCACCAGGGGTCTATTAATTCATGACTACCTATTGGTTTAGGCCTTAATTTAGTATTTATACCATGCTTAACTACTGATACAATAAGAAAGGTATTATAATATTCTATTAAAGCAGGTAAATACCCCTCCCACATTTTAACTGCCGGATGGTGTTTCCACCCCCGGGTTTTACCTTGTAAAACATTGATAATTTGAGAGGCCTCAACTACTTGTTTCCAGCAACGCTTTCTATCAAGGACTTCGGCTGATGCTTTGAAATTGGGATAAGGAAGGAAGGTTTGCATCTAGTTAATTATTAATATTATATATAAATATATATAATAAGAAACTAACTAGCAACTAAAAAAGGCTCTATTTTTACCAAGATAAAACGTTTTTTCATCCTGTGTTCTATCCAGTTGTTTTTTTCTTTTTCTTATTAAATCTCGATCAAACCAAGCCTGATCCAAGTAAGTTCTTGATTTATGGATATTCTGTAATTGTTTAAAATTAACAGCTTCCAAAACCCTATCCCGGTACTCAGGCCAAAATTTCTGCCCACTTTTACAATTTTTAAAATTATTTATAAAATATCCAGCAACCAGAGCCCCGAATTCATCAGCCTTAGCTCGACTCTCAAATAAGAAAAGTCCAGCTCGTGAAACTTCTTCAATATTTATATTTTTTCTTCGTATAGGAATGACCTCATAATTTCCTTCAATGTACCTAGAAATAAGGGGTAAATATAATTTATTATATTTCCCACTATATGAATATTTCTCAATAATAGTTAATACAGAATATCGGGGTAATGAAATCATCTTTTTCAAATGCTTTACATCTCTAGCCTTATTCCTTCTTTTAAAAGCGGAAGGTTCCTGAATTTCTAAAGGAAGAATTCTAAAATTATTCCACCTATCAAAATCCATAATAAGCCCGTATAAGTCTAAAGCAGATTCACTATTAATCTTCTTAAGTTTTTCGATTTCATGAATAATGGATTTGTTTCTTTTACTAGCCACCCCATAAGAAGAATCCTTAATATTAGTAACTGCCCTGGATATGTGCATCCTTTTAATCATGGTTAGATGCAAATATTCTTTAAAAGAAAAAGTAAGGGTTGAGGAAATAGATTCAGGAAATAGACTCTCATATTTTTCGAAATGATTAGTAAAAATCTCTAGATATTTCCTGGCTCTTTTTTGTATTTCTAAATATTTAAAATGGGCTCTCCCCATTATCTCACCACTTTCCCACGTAGATTTATTATGCCCCAATGAAAGGCTAATTGCTGTTTTCTCATCTTCGGTTAAAATATCCCAAACATCGGGATTAATAGTCCTCTCCACTGTAACCTATCTTAGCATAAATTTTATCCAAACTTCTTTTTCCAAATTCATCTATCCTATCAAGGCTATCCTCTTTACATGATTTATCATAATCAGCATAAACTGTATAAAAGATATTCTCAAAACTTACTGTAGCTGTAGTAATCATAGTTTCTAACAGTAAGCGAACTTTTACACATTTTTGTTTTTTATTGATTTCTACTATCTCTGCAGGCATTCCCTCATAAGGATATCCTTGAAGTGTGATAAAAGCTCCTATTTCTAATTTATCAATTATTTTATCAGAAAATACTGACATGTTTTCCGCAGCCTTTAAAAGATTAACTATTTCTTCTTCTTTTGCAATAGCCACTTTCGGAACTTCTTTCTCAGGTTTAGAATCTTTATTATCCACCCGGAGTTTTGGTTTAGTAGTAAGTACTTTTATAGGATCAACTACCCAAGCATAAATAGCTGGAATTTTTTCTTTTAATTTCTTAAGAAATTCTACATCACAAGCTTTATTATAAGGTAATTGAAAAAACCCGTAATTAAACAAAAGAGGAACATAATCATAAATGTTCCTATTTTTAAATTGTTTTTTCAGGATTCTAACTGTGGGGATATAAACCCTAATAGCTCCATACCCATGCTTTAGTAAGTCTGTTTCGACTCTATGTACATATTCACGGTTTATGTAAGCTATTACCCATACATGATCATATTGAACTGTTAGCGACATTTCTTAATAATTTCCTACCAGCTTTAAAAAATAACTGATATTCAGTTTTCATTAATTCATCAGAATTAATTATCACTAATTGATAATTAGAATCCGTATAACCCAAAAAACCATATTCAGTATCCCATACCCCAATTAAACTCAACCATTTATTAAAAAAATCTTGCCCCATCATAACGAAATTCAATCCCTTCTTCATTCCATTTTTCCTCATAAAAACTAATGGAATTTTATTTACATTTCTAGCATCTCTATCAGATTGAACCCAAAATTCTAATATTTTATTACTCTTTTTTCCTATAAGGCCCTGAATAAGAGGTAACAACAGAAGTTCTTCATAAAACTTACATTCAATAGAGAAAGGGAATTTGAGACCATGTTGATTATCTATACAAACGATATCTCCAGATGTATGAGCTTTTCTCCAATGTAACCCCCCAGACTGCGGAGTTCTAGCAAATTCATAACCTGACCAATCCTCAAATAATTTAGCCACTGACCTTTCATGATTACCAGATTTTTTCTTAACATTGGTCATAAGGCCTTGAAATTTATTTTATAATAGTATCTGGTTTATTTAGGTTCAAGACAGACTAGTAATCCCTTTATTAAACGATACTTGAACTATATTAGAATTTGTAGGGTTAAATTCAGGGTTATGAGTAATTAACCATAAACATCTATCCTGAGCTTTATCTTGAATAACTTCAGAAATAATCTCAATATTATCTTTATCAAGAGATTCAAATATCTCATCCATAATTAATAAATTACAAGCTTTAGATCCTGCAACTACATCATGAATAGCAAAAGCAGTAGCCACATCCACTGATTGTTGTTGTCCCCCAGAAAGATCATTATAAGGAACAGGATTATCCCCTATAAATACATAAGTCTCAAGATTCTTATGTGCTGATTTCATATCTATGAAAAATGCTACTTGAAATCCGATGTATTTAGTATAAAACTCTAATCTCTCATTTATATCATCCAACATTAAATTAAATACAAAAGCTTTTATTCCAGAATTAGACAAAGGGTTTTTAATCACCCATTCGTAAGCCGATACATCTTTACGAACTTCTCTTAGTTCCTTAGCTCGAAGTCTTAACTTTTTTTCTAACTCAATTAGCTCGAGGTTAAGGTCATCTAAATTATTTACAAGTTGCCTATTCTTTACCTTTTCAATTTCTTGTTTCAACAAATCTATCTTTTCTTTAGACCCTTCAATTAAATTTTTAGCTGTTTCTAGTATATTAATCTGCTCAACTACGTTATCATATTCTTCTTGTACTTTTTGTGCACTAGACAGCTCGTTTTCAACCCCTTTGATATACCTTTTTAGACTTCTTATAAGTTTTCTATCTTCTTTATACTGTTTTTCTTCATCCCCTAAGGATTTTTGTATTAAGCTCTTTTCATACTGTTTTTTCTTTTCATCTAAAAGCGCCCCACACCTGGGGCACTTCTCTGGTAAATTCTTAAGATCTGATTTTAATTTATTAATCCTATTTAAAGTACCCTCATTATCATATAACGCCCTTTCAAGTTTACTCTTATTTGAATAAAGCAATCTTTCCAATTCCCCCATTTCTTTCCCCGATAAAAGATCCTTTTCAAAGATTTCTTTCTCATAAATATAAGCTCTAAGCGAATCTTCTAAACCCAGATGTTTTTCTAATAATTCCTTATGTTCATCCTGTTTTTCCTCTAAATCATGATTCAATTCATTTATCTGATTTTGTTTATCAATTTCGAAATTCTCAATCATAAGTTTTTGAGTCTCTATCTCAGCTTTCTTAGATTCTACAACTCCCATAACATTATACCAAGATATCTCCCTTTTATGTTCTTCAACCTTAAATTCCGTTAATTTATTTCCAGCTATTTTCTTAGCTTTAGGAAGATAGGTTATTTGAAAAGCCTCATCAAAAACCTTTTTCTTATTGGGGCCTGTTTCAGATATAATTCTTTTAAGCTTTTGACCAAAAATAATTGAGTTTTTAAATAAATCATAACTATAATCTATTAATTCTTCAATTTCTCTTTGAATCTCATCCTTATTAGCAGTTTTTAATCTATCTGGAATTTCCCCATCAATTTCAAGGATCAAACTATTTTTATATTTAGGATAATTCTTATACCGAGTAATTAAAATAGAAATCCCATCTATATAAACTTCTTGTTTAACTTTTACCCCTCTATAATCCTTAGTTTGAAGATGAGACCATCTCTCTACTGACCCCGATAAAGGTTTTCCATATACACACCAAACAAGGGCATTAATAAAAGTGGTTTTTCCATAACCATTAGGAGCTTGAAGAATGTTCAATCCAGATATATTCCAATCAAATACCTCATGATCAATGGGTCCATACCCCTCTATATCAGTTTTTCCAAAATCAATCATTCTTCGGTTTCCTTTAAAACTTCTATTAGCGTCTGTACTTTTCTCTTATTTTTTACTCCCGTGGCTTTTGCATATTTTTCAGCTAACCTTACTTTATCCATATTAGGCTTAAAAGTAATATTTGAATGTTTTTCTAATTTTCTAGGTTTAGGAATGGGAATCCAAAAATCTTCTGTATCTGGATGTTCATCCCCCTCTTTATAAAATTTAAAACCAAGTGCTTTATAGGGAATAAATTTATAAGTAAAATCCCCATATATTTCTAAATACCCCATTTCACAACCAGCATCCGATTTACGTTGTTGGTTAGGCGCTCCCACCATAACTATGTTTTTTGAAATCGGAGTATATTTATGGACATGACCTGCTAGAACTAATTTAAAATCCTTAAAAAGCGCGTTAAGGTTTCGTGGTAAATTTTGCGGTTCTGGTTCATAACCACTCGGATCAGATGCTCCATAAAGTTCAGTATGTAAAAGAAGAATTTTATCTCCGGGTTCTTTAGAAATTTCTTTAATTTTATCAACCAAACCAGTATTTCTTTTAATATAAGGAATACCATATACTCTACATTTATTTTTCATAGTAGAGTAATTATAATCCAAATCTAAAAAAAGACTTGGAAAAGCTTTACACATGGCCTTCCATAAAAAATTCCCATCATGATTTCCAGTTATCCCCAGAACAATAGTGTTTGGATATACTTTTAATACATGGCTTATAAAATCCATAAATTTTAAAATAGTATTGGATGATAAACCATTAGGAGTATGAAAAAGGTCTCCCGAAAATAAAATAGGGATATCTTCTTTATGGGATCTTTCAAATAGATAAGTTAAAAAATCTATTGTTACCTTAGTTCTCTCACCATTTTTATTAAACTGTTTCCAATCATGAAAATGAAGATCGGCCATTGCTAAGGCCACCACTTTTTTACCCATTCGTCTACGATTTGTTTACGAAGATTAAAATCCCATTGGTTTAAAACCAAGGTTCGATCTATTTTACTTATATTAATGTCTTTACTCCATAATACCCATTCCATTAATATACTAAACATTTGATGATAATAAGGATTAGTTATCCTATGACTTTTCTCTAACTTAATATTCTTAGTAAAAGGAATTATGATTAAAACATTACCTAATTCCATAGTTTGTTTACACTTATTAATAAATTGCTCGGTTATACCTTGGTCCATATAAGGAGAAATTTCGAGCATAAAATAAATGAAATTATCAATAGGACTTCTATCACATACCCATTCTTCTTCCTTAAATAATGCTAAATACCGATCATTAATAATATCTAATTGGTAATCCAAACCCTTTGAAGGATTTAATGCGGAAGCCCTGTGGGCATCTTCATGATCGTTAAATCCATATTTAGGCCATATTTTACTGGCAGAGGTATTTACAAAAGGAATATTATACCTTTCTGAAATGTATAAAGCTATGGTGGTTTTACCCACCCCACTTGGACCCACTATAAATATCTTCTTATTCACTTTGGAGATTTTTAAAAGTGTTTATAAATTGGGATTTTAAAAAAGTATTTATTTCATATTTATTACAAATCTCCCTTAAATTAACCTCATCGAATAAACCAAGATTAACCCAGTGGATCGATTCTTTTATCAAATAGTTCCGGTAAAAATATTTCAGGTCTATAAGTTTCCTATTTCTCCTATAGACCTTCTTGAGTTTTTGTTTATCCATTTTCCCAAAGATTAACCCATCATCTTTAAGGAAATTTTTAATACTACCAAACTCATCAAGAAATTTTAAAGCCCTTTTTTCTCCTATTCCTGGGTATCCAGAAATATTATCTGATTTATCTCCAGTTAAACAAAGGAAATCTACACATTGATTTGGTTTATACTTATAAATTAACCTAAGAGTATACTCATCAATCATTTTACCCTTACTCACATTATACATCATAACAGGACCACCCCCATCCTCATTTTCATTAAAAGGTCTAAGCAATTGATGAAAATCTTTATCAGCTGAAACAATAACCACCTCCCACCCCTTTGAGTAATATCTTCTAGTGATTTGAGCTATAATATCATCAGCTTCAAATCCTTTTTTCCATGCCACCCTTAAACCTAGAGCCTTAAATATTTCAAGTCCTATATCTTTTTGTCTATAAAAATCATCTCTATCAAATCCCAATTTGGGATCCCTTCTTTTATATTCAGGTAATATTTTAATCCTAGATTTATGTCTACCCCCATCAAATACAACAGCTACTTTATCGGGACCTAATTTCCTAATTAAACTCTCAGCTACATAAGGCATCCCATAAATAACCCCAGTTCTTTCCCCATCAATAGTTTTAAGATTACCAAATTTATAATAAGCTCGATAAGCTAAGTGATTACCATCGAATATGACAATCCTATTCATCATCAGAAACTTGGGATTTCTTTTTAACTATTGTTATAGGATACCTATTTATTTCTCTGTCCTTTAAATCATCCAACCTTTTTTGGACATTAGATATTGTATTTATTTTAGATTTCCTTAATAATTTCCTACGAAGATCAGGATCAGATTCAAGCATCTCTTGAAAATTATCTCTACCATTAGCTATAACCTTATTCCTAAAATAATAATGGCTTGATCCCTTTTTCCTTAAAATTACTCCGGTTCTCTCAAACAACTCAGCCAAATTAGAATATCTATCAAACCCCACCTTACCATGTTCTTCACTAAAATAAATCTCAGTTATAAAACTGGGTTTAGGAGGGGCAACTTTATTCTTTTTTAATCTTACTGATACCTCATTTCCTATCCAAATCTTATTGGTTTTAGTTCCAGGGGCTATTTGTTTTTTACGAAAAAAAGCTAACCTTTGATGAGCATAAAATTTCATTGCCTCTCCACCAGGAGTAGTATCAGGATCTTCAAACCTAGTTACTCCTACCCTTTTTCGAAGTTGATTTATAAATATAACTATAATACCTAATTCAGAAAAATGTTGATTACGTATCCTAAGATATTTATAAAGGGCCTTAGCTCGATTCCCCATCTCAGCTTTAGCATCCGTTTGAATAGAATTGATATTGGCTTCACAATCAAAAGCAGCTATAGAATCATGAACTAAAAGAATTGGTTCATTATTTTTTAACCTACTCCTCATGGTTGTAGTCATATCTGCAGCCCAATCAGAAACTAATTCAATAGAGGTTTCATTAAATATATGGGTTTTATCTAATTGTAATCCATTAGCTATAGCCCAATGGGGATCAAAACTTTGTTCTGCATCATTCCATAAAACTATTCCCCCCAGATATTGAGCAGAATATCCAAAGTCCATAGCAACAAGAGATTTTCCAGAGCTTTCCCCACCAAATATTTCACAAATTTTTCCATACGGAATACCTCCCCCCATTGTATAATTCAGGTACAAATTTCTTGATGGTAACCAAAGAGATTCTTCTGGTAGTACAGAAATTTTACTTGCTAACCCAGAATTATAATATTTATTAGATAATTCCTTATCGCTAAGAACCTTAGATACTTTTACCATTAGTCAGCGTCTGTCCTTTTTTTCTTAACTACTTTCTTTTTAATAACCCTCTTTGTACCACCAGAAGTCCTGGATGATCTCTTTGGGTTTGATTCCTCTTCCTCCTCTTCCTCTGCATCAAGTCCTAAGAATTTATTAATATATTTCTCGGTCTCTTCATAAGAAGGTATAATCTTTCTAACCTCTGCCTCTATATCATAAACCTTCTTTTTAAATTTTCTGGGGACTGAAGTAGGTTTACAGGGATTAACAGTATATTCTGTATCCGTTTTTCCCTTTCCACTTCTAGATATCTTTAAATCATATCCATTATCTGGATCAGTCATATCCCCCCACTCATCTTCATCCAAATAAAGATCGATAATCTCTTGATAAAGCCCAGAAGTTAAAAGAATAAATCGAGGACTTAAATCCTCATCCAATTCCTTACCATTTTTATCCTTGTAAAAAGCACAATAAGCTAAATACCTTTTCCTAGGAAAAAATTTAGAAGCCAGTTCCTTATCATCATCATCTTCAGAATTTTTCAATTCCTCATATGCCTCCATGATAGCACAGGGTTCATTAAAAGTGGCAGGAGAAATAACCCCTTTAATATCTGAACCCAGATAAAATTGATCTACCTCAATGATAAAATCATTTTCCTCTCCAGTAGGAAGAATCCTTATCCGTCGAGTTTCACCATCCTTGACAAATATAATACTGCCAAGTTCACCCCGAGATTTCAATTCATCTTTCTTTTCCCGAAGTCTTTCTTTCAAAAGTTTTTTTGCCATAACTATCCTTTTCTAATGTTAGCTGATAAAGTTTGAATTAACGAATATCTTTGTTCAAAAGATTTAACACATACTTCAATTACATTAGCCTCAAATTGAATTCTATTATATTCATCCACTAATTCATAGAATCTTATAGAATTTATAACCTTTTCTTTAGCTAATGAATCGTTAGTAGGACGATTAGTTTTAGGGTCTATCTGATTTTTATATTTAACATATAGTTTAGCATACATTTTCTCCATTTCCTTTTTCTTATCCTGAGCATGACGGATAAGTTTTACATGAAGCATACTAAGAAAAGCATAAGAAGAAGGTTGATTCTTAATCTCTTGGTTTATTTTATTTTCATCTACTTTTATCTCTTCATTAAGATTGAATTTAAAATTCTCACTACCATAATGAATATCGATATTCATTATAGCGGAATTAGTTGAATACTCTATAAGTTTACCTCTTTTATACATATAACCCATATATTTATTAATAGTACTTTAAGCTACCCACAATTCATAATCTTCTTGTGGATTATAACCTTTTAATTCTCCCCAATTTTTACCTATTTCAAAATCTACTTTCATTTCAATATCGCGGACTTCAAAATTGAACCATTCCTTTGTTTCGGGGTTCTTACAAATCCTAAAAACTATTGGTACAACCTTATGTATATCTTTAGGATCAATATAATAAATCAAAGAGTCATGGACAGTCCCTACTTGAACCATGCTAAGGGGTAAATTGCCCATTCTTCTATGTTCTCTAATGAGTACTGATGAAAATAATGCGTAATCAGATGCGGCTCCTTGAATGGGTGCGTTGATGGATTGTCTGAGGGCTTCTGATTTTTCTCCCCAATTGTCTGAATCCACTTTTGGAAGTCTTCTCTTTCGTCCAAAAAGATTGTAGACATACCCATGTTTCTTAGCATAGCGCTCTTGTCTTCTAATAAACTTAGCAATTTGCGGGAATTGATGATTAAAGTTATCGAGAAACTCCTGTGCCTCATCAAAAGAGACGCTATGTTCATCACTAGATAAAGATCCGGCCAGTTTTTTAGCTGTTTGTCCGTAGACGATACCAAAATTAATTGTCTTTGCTTGCTTTCTCCGTGCCTTCCATTTAAGAAACTCTGGATGTCCCTCATCTTTATATATTTTCAATATTTCATCATAATCTTTTCCCCATTTAAGACAAGCAGAAGCTAAATGAACATCTTTACCAGTTAAAAACCATTCTATCATAGTATCTTCCTTAGCCATTGAAGCTAATACTCTAAGTTCAGCTTGGCTATAGTCCACTTGCATGATGAGTCTGCGTGGTGGAGATATGAACATACGTTTAATGTCACTAGCTGTGGTATCACGTGGTATGTTTTGCAAATTAGGGTCACGACTACTGAGCCGTCCGGTAACCGTACCGTGTAATAAGAAAGATCCATGTATTTTATTATTAGAATTTAACCTTTCCCACATACCTATCACGTAAGCAGAATTGAGTTTATTTAACCCCCTTAGCTCGAGGAGTCCATCGATGAAACCAGAAGTATCATATTCTTTAAGTTCCAACAGAGCATCTTCAGCAGTAGAAGGTCTATCTGTTTCTTTCTTTGTATTTTTATCTTTTGTAAATTTAGGAACCCTAAAATAAAACCCATCTGGGTTTTCATATAATAAATCAATCATTTGAACTGGGCTATTAAAATTAACAGGAGCTATTTTTTCTAATTCCTTTTTAGTAGTAAATACCCCAGCCAAATAATTTGATATTTTTTCTTCTCTATTTTTAATTAACCTATCATTCCCCCCCGATTTCTTAAGGTCTTTAATTTCAATTTCCAACTCTTTAATCATTTGTTTTTTCATATCCGATATTTTATTCTTTTCATATCGTACTATTTTAGGAATACTTCTAACCTTACGTTCACATTCTTCTATCTTTACTTTATAAATATCCTTCAACCCCCGAAGATATTCTCTATCGACTGTCATCCCCTCCCACTCAGCCTCTGCTAGTACGCGCGAAGCCATCATTAACATATTTCTAAATAAAGGATAAAACTTATTACTTATTAATCGAGTCTCAAAGAAAATATATAACCTGAAAGTAAGATCAGCATCAAGAGCTCCATATAATGAAAGGGGGTCAAGAGGTACATTCGACCAGAACTTTATCAATTGTTCAACTGATGCTTTATTCCCAGGTTGACCTGGTAAATCATACCCATCATACTGAGGTAACCAACGGCTAACCATTTCTTTTAAACCATGAGGTCTTTCTTCATCCAATAGGTATTTAGCTAGCATCGTATCAAAAACCCTTCCCAACATAATGATCCCATACTTTCTCCACCAATTCATTTCATACTTAATATTCTGCCCGATCTTTACAATTGCTGGATTAGTTATAATTTCTCGACCAAAATATTTAAGTACTTTTACCCATTCGCTGTTCTTAAGAAAAGGAGATTCAAAATGTTTAAGAGGGATAATCCAAGCACTCCCAGGTTGAAAAGCCACGCTAAGTAAAGTAGGGTAACTACCAGGGTACATAGCATTAGTCCCACTTGTTTCAAAGTCAGAAGAACAATACCCAGTTTCCTTACAATACTTTACAAGAAGATGTACCTCTGACCAAGTTCTAACTATTTTATATTTGTAATCTAATACCATAAATTTCTTCAAGCTTAGCTTTATTCATAGTATCTATATTCCCAAACCTTTCATTATAAGGGTCATCATGTACTACAAAATAAGTATCCTTAAACCCAGTTTTAATAATAGTAATAACATGGTCATTGTCTAAATTAATATAACTAACAACAAATTGGGCATGTTCAACCCAAGCTTCCTTCTCCATATTATTTTATTTTTATATCTTCAATACATTGTTTAAGAGTAGGCCAATCTTTTTTATAAGAATGAAGAGAACCGATATTATGATAAAGATGTCCCGGTCGGAATCCCACTTTCTCAGCAATGTATTGCATCAACCTAAAAGCTAGGTAAACATCATTTCCAAAATGTACTACCACATCAGCACTTCTTTGGTTATATACTATATTACATCTGTTATCCCTTATAAGGATTTGATAATATACGGAACAGGGGACCCTGTAAGAACCCCCAATACCATCAATATCTAACTCGGGATTCCATACAGATATAATAGCTTGACGAGAATCAGGGTTCCTTTTAAGTTCATGAATTACTTTATTTAAAGAAACTGCCATTCTAGTATTATATGCGTAATCAAACCTACCCCCCATATTAATAAATTCCTCCCAAATATGCCTACGCAATTTCCATGCTTCTCCGGGATTTTCATAATAAGGGTCTACTCTTTCTTTAAATTCAGCATCTGCCCAAGTTCTTGCATCGGGTTCAGCAAGAAAGAGATATTCAATCTTATGAAGTTTAGTTAAACAGTAAGAGTAATTGGTTATCTCCTTCGTAATATAATTCTCATCATCCTTTACTACCTTATTCTGCATAGAATTAGGATGAACAATATGTCCCATCTCCCATACTTCACGAAAGATTTCTGACATCAACTCGTAGCAATCAGCATAAATTCTCATTAGTTTATTTCTTTTATTTGACCTATGATATCTGCCTGGTTCATAACTTTATATATATGTTCCCCATACTTATCAAAGTTAATTCTAATAGACAATCCAGCATATTGACTAAAGATAACTCTTTGTCCCACAAGGTATTTCATAGGATTATCTATATCCCCTTTTCCCACTGCCACAATTACCCCCGTCTCTGGTCTATCTTCCTCAGAAGTTTGAGGAAGGATGATCCCCATACTAGTCCTTCTCTCCTCTTTTTCATCGGGGAGTACTACTATTCTTTGTTCTGCGGGTAAAATCTGATAACTTTTCATAATTTATGATTTTATTAATAAACAATTTTTAGCCAAAAGAGGGGGATTAGGATGTCCATTTAATCTCTTAACTGATCTCAGGAACACTTTATATTTAATCTTCTCCATTGCATCGGGAGCAGTAAACTTATTATATATATTCATAATTCTCTCTTCCATCCCTGAATGTTCAGGATCAATAAAAGTTGTAAGGTCCTTATGATTATGATACATTACAAAATTCTCAGCAGTCATATACATATTACCACAAAAGAGTTTTAAACTTATACCTTCTTTAGCACCATAAATATATTCGGCCATCCTCTGTATCAATAAGAAATCCATTAATAATCTTTTAGTTACCTCAGAAGATCTTATATTTATAATCACTACTGGATTATCATTAGTATGTCTTCTTTGAAATACCAAGGATATTAAACAACCATGTCCTGAAGAATGTGTATTTGTAAATTTAAATTCTATATTATAACTCTGAGCTTTTCTTGATTCTCTTTCAAGAACCCTGCTCTTAGTTATATCTAACCAATTCATATCCACATAGTTAGTTATAAGTTTAGACCATTTCTGTTTTTTATATCCAAAAATGTTTCCAAAATCAAAGTCTGGATTCACCCATGCCACATCAATTTCCATAAAATGGTCATAAGATATTACCTGGGGTCCACTTCTTATTCCCCCTAATTTTCTAACCTCAGCCTCTTGAGTAGCAAGGTATTCATTTACCCATTCCCAAGCTTCTTGAGATGTAGCATGAATAGAATGCTTCATTAGTATTTACTATGTATACGAAATTGGTTAACTTTATTCTTTTTATAATATATAACATACAAAGACTCGG